GTAGTTGGCCTGCTCCAGCAGCAGCGCGACGGACTTCGGAACCTTGACCTTCACGTCGGGCTGGATGAGGAACGAGTACCCATTGATTTGGACGAAGACATCCCCGTCATTACGGACCTTGACCTCGACCTTCTCCTCCTTCTCGAAATGCGCCTTCATCTTGTCGATGAGGGATGCATGGCGAGCTTCGGCAGCAGTATCGGGGGCGTCAGGCGACGCAACGACTTCGGGGACAGTGGGCTCAACACGAGGCGGCATAGGAACTCCCTAGCTAGATGCGAGGCCCCGAGGAGCAAGGTGCTCCTCGGGGGACCCGACTTACTGGGTAACGGTCGTCTCAGCCGCGCCAACGTACAGGACGGTGACGCGAGTTCGACCAGCGGTACCGGCACCGACCGACACGACCGTAGCCGTGATGGTGCGAGCCGACGCGCTGTAATTGCGGTCAAGATGCGTGGAAGTACCGACAGTGGTATAAGCACCACCGACACCACCAAGAACGGTCGCGCCGCCAAGCGAGACCGACTCACCCGCCAGAAGGTCAATGGCCTTCAGGTCGACAGCAGTAAGGTAACCATCCGGGTCACCAGTATCACCAACTTCCAGCGAAGCGCTGGTCGCGGCAGTCCAAAGGGCCTCAGCCTCAACGATGATGTCGACCAGAGTCGCACCAGCAGGGAGGATGAAATCAGCCGTATAAGTACCGGCACCATTCTCGACAAAGCGAGCCTGCTGCGCCTGCACACCAACAGCCGTGGCCGGAGAAATCGTAGCCATCTAGTTGTTCCTTTCTGAACACCTAACCGGGAGGGGGAGGGGCTAGCCCTCCCCCGTCACCCGGATTAGGTATTCGCACCCGTGCTGGTGGCGCACTCATACCGAAGCATGAACGCTTCCTGAAGACGCTTCACCCCGAACGTCACCTTCCAGCCCATCGAGGACTGCTGGTTCAGCGGGTCAGCCGTACCGGCGGAGCCGAGCGGCTTGAAGACGGTCTGGAGGTTGTGACCGGCGAGGTCAACGATGCCGAACGCCTCACGCCCGAAGACGAGAGTGACGTACACATCCACCGTGGTCACACCGGCATCAGCGAACACCTTCGCCTTGTCGGTCTCCCAGAAGCGGACGCCGTAGAGCTGGCCGACGCTGCCATCGAACGGGCGACCCGTCTGGTGGTAGTTCTGAGCCTCGCGCCACTCGGTCGTACGCATCAGGTCGTAGATGACCCGAGGATGGGTGATGGCCTGCCACGCGCCGTCAATCTTGCGAGCCCGGTTCAGCTTCATCTGCATGGCGATGTTCGCGACATCGGCAACAGTGATGATGTCCGTCGCAGCAAGGTCAGTGCGCGCCGTGTTGGTCGACACGGTCGAGTAGAAGACGGTCGTACCGGCGACGAGCGTGTCGCGGACGATTTCGTCGATGGTCTCGGCAGCCTGCTCCGCGAGGATATCGGTCGTCTCCTGAAGGAGAGGGTCGATGGTCGTGGTGCTCACGAGGTCCGAGAAGCCGACCGCATCACCGTACTGCGCCACGGTAGCCGTGGTCGCGGTGACCGTCAGGTCCTTCAGGTTCGTGAACAGCGCGCCCTCGGTCAGAGGGGTCGTCGCGACAGCGAGACCGGAGAACTTCCGGAACTCGATGATGCGCCCGCCGTGCTTGGGGATGGGCTTCTTCTGACCGAACTTCGCGTGAATCAGCTCCGGAACCGTGCGCGTCAGAAGCTGCCGGTCATAGAACGTCTTCATCTCCGAAGAGAGGCCAGCCGAAACGGTCGTCTGGAGAGCCATGTTGTCCTTTTCTCCCTACTTGGAAGCTCCCCAGACCCGGATTACCGAGTGCCGATGAGCTTCAGGAACTCTTCATCGCTCATTGCGCCGTAATCGACCGGCGGCTTACGAGTAGCCCCCGAGGGCTCCGCCTTCACGCCCGCGTCAGCGAGCGCCTTGTTTCGTGCCTTGGTCGATACGTTCTTGATGAGCGCAACCAGTGACTCTGCCTGCGAACGAAGTTCCGCTCGCGTGGAGCCCTCGATGAGGTCCCTGTCGATGCCGTACTCCCGCAGCTCCGGAAACTCTCCGAACACTGCGTCGAGGCTCGCCTCGCGAAGTTCCGCCATCAGCGCGGTCGTGGCCGGGTCCTTCCCGGCATCACTTGCCCCATCCGTCTTAGACCTCAGAGCAGCTTCCGCCTTAGCGGCTCGGGCTTCCGCCTTCTGCCACTTGCTCGTCAGGTCCTTGACACGCTTGGCCTCGCCCTTCGGGTCCTTCGTATCTCCGTCCGCGTCGCCAGCATCGCCGTCTCCGGCATCTGCATCGTCCGCGCCCGAGTCCACTTCGGACTCCTCAACGTCGAGGTCATCGTTCTGGATGTCGTCGTCAGCCATGGTTCCTCCGAGGAAGAGCCAAGGCAACGACTCTTCCGAGTAGAGAGGGGTCAGCAGGCCCAGACGTGCGAGTCTCTTGCGAGGACCCGAGTCGGTCTGGCTGTTCTCTAACCCTTCAGAGTTCCGGGCATGAAAAAGGTCCTGCCGTTCCGAAGAACGACAGGACCCGGTGCCCG